TTTTCAGCCATATCCTCAGTCCTTCTACTACGTGGATTGGTACACTATCGTAAAAAAGGCCCGCCGAGTCAATCAGCGGGCCTAAGTTGTCTTGCGGGCCTCGGTTTATACGCCGAAGAACTTGACACCAGCTTCGCGTTCGCGGGCTTGCGCTTGAACGAAGACGTCGATCCGGCACTTGTGAGCGCCAGTGTTGGGGTCAGAGTACATCCACAAGCGAGGCATCAGCGGTGCTGTATTATCGCGTTCGGCTTCGCCGAGAGAGCGACGGAAACCTTGACCGGTGTAAGGCATGATGAGCGGTGCCGAGTGGCAGACGACTGCATCTTTGCGGAACATCAGGCGAGGAGTGTAGACCGTAGAAGCTGCACCAGAGAAGGTGACTACTGCTGCGTCGGCAGGTGCGGCATCGACCGTCGCGTGAGCGCGGTTGACTGCATTGGCGCCGGTTACAGACGAGCCATCGTCAACGATCAGTGCCGGGTAGACCCGTACCGAGACAACACCGCCAGCGGATGTGCCGCCTGTGACAACAGTAAACTGCTGCAAGAAGCCACGGTTCTGGCCGATCTCAGGGTCGTAGGCATTAACACCAGCGATGGTGAAGACTTCACCGACGCCGACTGTCTGGCCTGTTGTGACACCCAAGTTGATCAGCTGGGTTTTGTAGAAGCCGGCGTTGCTGCCAGCGTCTGCGACTGCGGAGTAGTTCGATACCTGACCGGCGCCGGAGACCGTACCAGTTACGGCACGTGTGCCGGTTGTGATACGAGCCAACTGGTTGGAAGCCTTGATCGGGATACCGTCCAGCATACCACGGAAGCCTTTACGCATTGCGCGTTCGCCTTCAGAGGACAACGAAGGAGCATCGTTGTAGATGTACTGCGCGAGGTTCTGGTGGTCGACGTGGTTCAGAACTGCGCTGATGTCCTGGTCGGACTCAAGGCTGTTCAGTGCCAAGCGAGTGCGCGCTTGTGCGAACTCAAGTGGAACGTCGATGTCAGTACCCCAAGTACCTGTGGACAGGTGGAAGGACTTCATCGCCACGTCGAAGATGTGGTAGTCGATCTTGGATGCCAGACGAGCCATACCGTTCATCAGTGCGCGGTTCTTACGTGCGGACTGCAGATCGGTGACTGATTCGATGTCGGAAGCGCCCATCGACAGACCGAACACTTTGTTCAGTGTGAAGGTTTGCGAACCGAATGTGGTATCCTGAACACCGCCGGATAGGTCAGCGACCGCGCCAGTGGTTTCAGAAATGACGTACTCTGGGCCAACTTGCTCAGATACGACAAAGCCGTTCCGGTCGTTCATCTCTTGGGAGTGTGTTTCCCAGTCGATGAGCGACGAAGACGTCAGGTTATTGCGGAGAGCCGACATGACCGTTTTAAGGATCAGGCGGGACTGTGGGACTGTAATAGCCATTGGAGACCCCCTTTAGGGAATTAGCGTGAAAATAAAGCCCGGTCGAACGCGTCTTGATCGTCGGGACCGTACTTCGCCTCGTCTGCGCTTTGCCGTTTTTTTGCGGGTTTCCCGCGACGGTTAGGTGTAGATGGGGCGTCTGTTCGCTTCTTTCCGGCAGAGGCGGAGGCCGAGAACCGCTCCTCAAGGCGACCTATTGTCTTTGCACGCTCGGTGGCGGACATAGAGGTCATCTCTCGTAGCTTTCCGATATTCTTAGCGAGATAGAATGAAATGTCAACTCCCTGATCCGAATCAAGGATGTCCCGCGCGACGTCGGCAGGGAAGTCAACTGTGTTTACGACCTTCTCGTAGGTGTCACCGAACTTTTTACTACCCTCAGATGAGATGACTGCCAAACGCTTCTTGTAGTGTTCGACACTTTCAGCCTGCTTGCGCTGGGCTTCTGACACGCCTTGCTCCTCTTGGAACTTAGCACGCTCTACTGACAGTTTATGCTCGACAAGGTCGTCGATGTACTTGTTGTCGACTTCGCCGTAGTCGTAGTTCTTCGGGTCAGGCTTGGGCTTGACCGTCGCTTTTGGCGCAGCCTGCTCCTGCTTGCCTTGCTCAAGTGCTGCGAGGCGGCGTTCCAGTTCGAGGTTGCGCATCTGGGCGTCGAACGCCTCTTTTTCCGCGTCCCGGCGCTTCTCGGCCAGTTCCTCGATCCGCTTTTGAGCCTTCGACTTGGGCTTTTCTTCTACCTTTGGGCGTGCTTTCTCAGCGACGGGCTCGTCTTCATCGTCATCGTCGTCTTCATCGTCATCGTCATCTTGATCGACGTAATACTTCGAGATGTCGTCGTCGTTGTCGTCTTGGTTGTCGTCTTCGTCATCACCAAAGTCTTCATCGTCGTCAACCTCAGTCGCGGCAGCCTTCTTGTTCTGCTGACGTTCAGCTTCTTCTGCGAGGCGACGGCTCTCTGCCGTCATCTCTACATCGCCATAGTCTTCAATAGCTTCAGCCATTTACTCAGTCCTCATTGGTTTCTGGTTTTTGGGGTTTCTGCTGGGCCTGCCGCCCTTTCTGATCAAGTTCTTCCGCCTTGAAGGCAGCGTCGAAGCCCATCTTCGCGCGTTCGTTGTCCAGCTTATCAGAACTGATCCCGACCTGCGCCGCGTCGATCAGGTTCTTATCTTGGCCCAGATCGTACTGGGTCTCGACCTTGGCAGCTTGGACGCCCACTTCGGACATCTCGCGCTGTGCCTGTGCCTCTGACTTGAGGGCCTGTGCCTGCAGGTTGCGTACTTTCGCTTCCAGTTCGGCGAACTGGCCGGAGAGCATCTGCATTTGGATTTGCTTCTGCTCCTCCTGCTGTGCCTGCATCGCTTTCTGGTTCTCCAGGAACTTCTCGCGCTTGGCTTCTGGCAGGCGGTTCGGATCGACCATGCCCGGTGGCAGGAGCGACATCAGACGTTCGGCTATCTGGTCTGCACCAGGAATGTCCATGTTGGACGCGATGATGTCCGCGATGTAGTTCGCAGTCTGCGGCATGTGGTTCATCATGGTCAGCATGGTCTCGACCGCCTCCTCGCGCTTGGTGGCGTAGGATGGGCCGGTCTTCGCTGTAACTTCGTACTTGCCGCGCGTGATGTCTGGGGTCTCGTCGCCGAAACCGCCGTTGATCGTCTGCAGGATATACTCGTCATCGTCGCCCATGACCTTGATCACGCGCTGCGTGTCGTAGACCTCGGGGATCAGTTCGTTCATCACCATCGCGCACTCGGACAGCGCCATGTTCATGTTCTCGAGGTAAATTCGGTCGCCGAGTTCAGAAACGCGCTGGCGGGCGTTGATCGCCTTGCCTGAAACCTCATTGGACTGCACGCCCATCGACGCCTGATGCTTGTTCGTCACGTCGCGGATGTCCTGAACCGTCATCTGGCTCTCGGTCAGAACCGCTTGGTTCAGCTGTGGAGGCTGGATAAACTCAGGCTTCGCGCCGTCGGACTGGCTGTCCCAGAACAGGACGTTGTCGCCGGACAGGTGCGCTTTACGGAACTGGTCGGCCAGTCCTGACTTCATCGCAGTCTGGTCGAGGAGCCACTTGGATGCGGCCGACTTCATCAGTTCTTCAGCGAGGACCGAACGCCAGTAGTTGTGCAGGCGCTGCGGGTCTTTCGAGTTCCGAACGAAGCCCCAGCGGTAACGCACGGACGCTTCCTGCAAAGCCCAGCCTTCAACGCGGAAAACAGGGATACGTGAGATATTCAGACGGAACGGACCCTCAAGGATCTCGCTGCCACTCATCACATAGCACTCGGCATAGGGCCGGACGGTGTCGCGGATCATTAGTTCGCCGTCGCGGTCTGTTTCGATGTTCTTGACGCGTTCTTCGTCGGTCTGGTCAGTGACGTCGATGATGTCGCCGCTGTCTTTCTCGATACCGACGGTGATTTCTTCTTCCTGCATCTGCCAGAAATGACAAACGCGGACCATCTCCTCGGTCTCCCAACCGTTCATGGTCATTGTGGTCTCGTCGGCTTCATCGCCGTACCAGCCGGTGCATGTCTTGTCGGGGTAGGACTTCTTGAAGTCATCTTTCGTCATGTAGTGCATGGCGAAGCAGTGATTCGCGTCGGACCCGCTTGGCTCACGTGACGCACGGTCCCAGATCACCTGGAACGGGTCGTCGAAGCCTACAATGGCCATTTCTTTGGTGAATACGTCGTTTTTGGTCTCACGCAGTTCAAGACCGAAGTTCCCGATACCTGCGATATAGGCCGTCTCCATCGCTGTGTAGACCGAGTGCTTGGCCATCGGCGCCTTGACGATCCCTCGGATCAAGCCTTGGCGTATCTCCGCGACCAGCTTCGTGCCACCTTTGGTCGGAACCAGCTTCATGGATGTATCTGTTTGCTGCCATGACCCGAGGTACTGGGCGACGAAGGCAGGTAGACGGTTGACAGTCAGAACAGGCTTCAACAGGCGTGTGCGACGCAGTTTCGTCTCTTGGTCCCACTGATCGCCGATGACGAACTGGATGTCTTCGCGTGCCGGTTCGATGTTATGCCGGTCGGCAGCGACGTCCTTTTGGTAGACGTGCTGCGCTTTCTTCAGGAAGTCGATCTTTTCTTCCGCGCTGCCCATCTGGACAGAGTGGCGTTTCCGTGACTTGCCCTGCGTGTCCGAGTTCTGCATTATGTCATCCATCCGCCGCCAGAGTCAAAACGAGTTGGGCCATTCCCGCCGTGGGAGAACTGGTCCGTGAAAGGTGAGGGCTCTGCCTGCGGTGCAGGGGATCGGCCCTCGTTGAACCTATCAGTAGTGGTCCCAGATGGGGCCGTCAAGTCTGAAGGAACCACGCGGTCAGGCACCGCGAACGTCAAGACGAAAGAATCTGCCGCGTCCGGCGACCTGCCAAGACGGGATTTGATGTCCTGTTTACTCTCCAAAAGCAGGTCCGTTGTCTGCCCCGAGATACGTGCAGCAATAGACCCCAGGTCAGACTGCAGTTCGTCCTCGTCAGGGATCGAGACACCTTCGGGCAGTTGCAGCCATGCGCGTGCGCGTTGGTACATCTCGGCCCTGCGGTTACGTGGACCAGGACGGTGTGGAGCCACCTGCTTCTGCTGGGACTTCGATCCGAAGTCTACCGGGAAACATTTGTCTGCCAGCTTCGGATAGGTCTGCTTCATACCGGCCAAAAGGGACGTACCCCAGCCGCCGGAATAGTCGATGTTCACGCGGTCCACGCGTTCGGTCCGCATGATGTCCGCGACCCATTCAACCTGTTCTTCACCGGGCTCCACGTTCGACCGGCCGCGTTGCCAGTGTACCACATGGCCTTGGCGCAGGGTCATCATAAACTTATCGCCGCCCAAACCAGCTGGGTCGACCCCAAGTATCCTCGGGCCGTGGGCTTGGATGTTTTTCCGGCGCCGCGCCTGCATGACGTAGACCGGCTTGATGAACAACTCCAACCCTGTGGTCTGGAACGCCTCGGACGCGGTGGACGGGAACTCCTGCATGAACGACTGCATATCGCCGTTCAACTGCTGCTCGATGTAGAACCGCCGCCACGACATCTGCTCGTTGTCGAGCGAATACATGTCTGCGACGTCGCGTTCAGACGGCAAACCGTCGCCTTCAGGCTCTCCGCGCAGCTGGAACCCGAAAGGTGCCGGCAGGCGATACTCCGGCGAGACGAACCACGGGATGAAGATCGGCATATACGTGATGCCCGCGTGTTCGTCCGCGATGCCTGCCTCGGCGCGTGTCCAACGCTGGTGGAACTCGTTACCCACGCCGTTCGCGGTACTCTCGACCAAAATCTCGGTGCTATCGGCCATAGGGATCGAGTTCACAAAACCAGCGAAGGTCTTTTTGGGATCAGGGTAAAACGCAGCTTCGGATAGGTGCGCCAAGGTTGGTGTCGCGCCGCGGCCGGTTTCACCCGAGCCCGCAGTCGCAACCGCGTAACTGGAATCGTTGCTGAACCGAAACTCCTGTGCAGAGGCCCGCTCGGCCTGCAAACGCATAGGGTCGTTCTTGTGGAAGTTCTGCACCATCTGGAACAGATCCTTCGATGACGAGGTCACGTGGGCCATAACGACCGCGCGTCTGTGCTTCCAAAGCCGTGTCTTGGTGTAAAATCTCGCGCCGATGTAGGTCGACGCACCCTGTTTCCGCGCTTTCAGCACCATCCCGCGCACCATCCGATGCTCGTTCAACTGGGCTTGCACCTTGGCGTGAATGATCTCCTGCGCGAAGTTCAATCGCAGTGGAACTATCTGGCTGTCCTTGCCCACGACCTTCAGACATCTGGCCATGTACGCCGCGTGATCGCCACGGCACTCCTTCATAAACTGAAGTATCTTGGCCTCCTCGGGGGAGACCTTGATGATGTCAGCGTGCGCCTGCCTCATTCCTCGAAGTCCACAAAGTCGGACGGGTCGAAGTCAGGCTCGAACCCGACCTCCGAGAGCGCGTCAACGTCGAGTATCCCGTCGTTGCTGGTGTTCCAGTTGTGTGCCAGCGGCTCGTATGTCGTACCGGCAGGCAGAGCGATCTCCTCGTCCCCGTCAACAACGTAATCCCCGTCAATGACATCCATCAGCTGATCAACAGTTTAGTGGTGCGTCACTTCACTCTCCCTCGCAATAATTTTCGGAAACAGCTTCGTATAGAACTCGTCGGGGTTATCCTCGGCCCACCTCGTCAACGCCGGAGGACCGCCCATCTGCTCGAACGCAAACAGGACCGCTCCACGGGCATACTTCCCCACGGATTTGTAAATCTCGCCGTCCATCACATTGACTGGTACAGACGGTGCTGATTGTGGCTTCGGATAGATGTCGCCCATAGTGCCTCTCGGTTCATTCCCTACCAGTTAGGACACACCCGAAGCATATGTCAATGCTGTCAGCTATAAAGATCTACTGGCCAAGTAACCGGAAAACCCGAAGTTACCTTGAGTCGCAGCGGCCGAGGATGTGCCAATCGCGCGGACTTCGTGGTTCGGAGGGATAACAATACACGGGTCCATATTCAGCCGTAGCGCGGACTGGCCTGCGGACTCCAACGTAAACTCCCCGAATTTCGGGGTAAACCCTTTCTCATCTCCTGGGCCAGTGGCGGTAAGCTTCGCGCTCTCGATCCCGAAGTCAACCGAGGCTACCTGCTTCTTGGCGACCGCCGCTGTCATGGCGGTGATGATCAGCGCGTCTGTAGATGAAAGGGTTGTGGCACCTTTGAACGACTGTTTGTGGTTCTCTGTCCCGCGAATGACGTTGTGTGCGAACGCGAGGTTGTCTGGCACGCCTGCTGTATCCGTGGTCCCTGCGCCCTGGTAAGCATATATATCTCCTACAGTGGCGGTCAAACTCAAGTCCTCCATCCGCGAATTGCGGCACAGCGGGATGGGCAGTGGCACACGGGTTTGCCCGTTACACGTGACGCGCTGGATGGTAAATATCAGGTTCCCGTCGACGTAGCGGTGTCCTTCGACGGAGATTACTTTCCCGATGTCAGAATTTGAAGATGACGAGATCACCGTGATCAAGTTCCCCTGAGCCACAGTGAGATAAGTCTCGTTCGCCGGTCCAACATCCCAGACCGTCGAACGTGTGTTCAACGAAAGGCCAGTGTTCCGACCGAACTTGATCAGGGACTTCCTTTTCCCAGCAACCGACCAGTTGCTCCCGTACCCTTGGTCTGCCAACTCCGCGAGAGCGTGGTCTATTCGA